GCACCCGGATATGCCTATCAATATTGATAGACAGTCCAGAGTGACCTTTGGTGGTGGACGTAAAAAATAATTTTTTTGCAATACCTACCGGGTCTTTAAAATAAACTGTTAAAAGGAGAACAAACATGGCAAACGTAAGTGAAAAGTTCGGTCTAAGACCGTACAGAAAACTAGACGGTACACCATTAGTTGGAGCTCAGAACAGATACACAATTGCAAGCGGTCATACTACTGCAATTTTCCAAGGTGACATGGTTATTCCATTAACTTCTGGAAACATTGACAGACATACTGCCGGTAATGGTACTGCTGTTCTGGGTGTTTTTAACGGATGTTTTTATACAGATCCAACTACTCAAAAGCCAACATACTCGAACTACTACCCAGGTGGAGTAGCAGCAAGCGACATTACAGCGTTTGTTGTTGATGACCCTGATGCAGTGTTTCTTGTAGATGCTGATTCGGCTTTTCCGAGATCAAGTCTGTTTACTAACTATTCGGTAACAAACACAACAGGTGTAACACAAACAGGACTATCAAAAGTACAATTGGATGTATCAACAGCTTCGACTAATGCTACATTCGCTGTACAAGCAATTGATATTTCGCAAGATCCAGACAATTCGGATACTGCGACTGACAATGCTAATATTCTTGTTAGAATCAACAATCACTTCTATAGAAGTGGTACGGGCGTATAATAGGAGAAATAAATTATGGCTATATCACGATCACAACTAGTTAAAGAACTAGAGCCAGGTTTAAATGCACTATTTGGCCTGGAATATAACAGGTACGAGAATCAGCATGCTGAAATTTTCGTAACTGAAACTTCTGACAGAGCTTTCGAAGAGGAAGTAATGTTAAGCGGTTTTGCTTCTGCACCAACTAAACAAGAAGGTGCTGGAGTAGTGTTTGATACTGCGGGTGAAACTTTCACAAGTAGATACAACCACGAAACAATCGCGTTAGCATTCTCTATCACTGAGGAAGCAATCGAAGATAACCTATACGACAGATTAGCTGCAAGATACACAAGAGCTCTTGCAAGATCTATGTCGAATACGAAGCAAGTTAAAGCTGCAAACGTATTGAACCAAGCGCAAATTACTACTGTAACAGGTGGTGACGGAGTATCATTAATTAATGCTTCACACCCACTAGCTACTGGTGGTACTTTCTCAAACGTTCTTGCAACTGCTGCAGACTTAAACGAAACTTCACTAGAGCAAGCGTTAATCGATATCGCTGGTTTTGTAGACGAAAGAGGTCTAAAAATCGCAGCTCAAGGTAGAAAAATGATAATTCCAAAAGAATTACAATTTACTGCTGAGAGACTGATGAAATCACCTCAAAGAGTCGGAACTGCTGATAACGATATCAACGCAATCGCATCAATGGGAATGGTACCAGAAGGTTACAGAGTTAATAACTTCTTAACTGATACTGATTCATTCTTCTTAATGACTGATATACCTAACGGATTAAAACATTTCGTTAGATCACCAATTAAGACTGCGATTGAAGGTGACTTCGATACTGGCAACGTAAGATTTAAAGCTAGAGAAAGATACTCTTTTGGATTCTCTGATCCAAGATGTATTTTTGGTAACGGAAATTTACCAACTAGCTAATAAATACTAAACAGTATTACTTAAAAAGGGCGGTGCGTTTGCATCGCCCTTTTTTTTATGTTAAATAGTTTTCATGAAAGATAATTTTCATTTGCTCTGGGGACTTCCAATTTTAAAAACTAAAATAAATCCAAATTCTTACAATAAAAAAGATGTAGTAAACGTTATTGAAGATAATTATAAAAAAAGTACAATTAGACAAAACTGGTCAAATAGTTATTTTAATACAAATATTCATCATTCTCTTTGTGATGATAACAATAAAGATTTTGATAAACCGGACTATTCTTTCCTAAAAAAAGTTTATCTTGAAATAATTAAAAAATATTTAAACAATATGTCTTTTGTAAAAGATTTTAATTTTGACTATGAAATTGTTAACTATACAGCATCTAGACATGAATCAATTATGGAACCTCATTTACACATAGACTGTGAATTTAGTATGATTCATTACCTTCAATTCGACAAAGACAAAAATTGTTCTACTGTCTTTATCAACCCATACACTTTCAACGATTTTTGGACAAATAAAAATAAATTATCAGATAAAATATCCAGTAAAGTTACGGACCAAAGTTGGGTTTTTGGAGAATGGAAATATGACATAGAGGAAGATGATTGTATTGTTTTTCCTGCAATTTTAAAACATTTTGTTAGAAATCAAAATACTGAAAAAACTAGGATTACAATAGCTTCTAATATAAGTGTTACATAGTCCCCTATGTTCACATTATCTATTTTTTCTAATAAACACTAACTAGTATTTCTTAAAAGGGGCGGTGTTCACATTGCCCCTTTTTTTATGTATAATATAAATACTTAGAAAAAATTTCTTATAGACTGACTAAGCAGACGGTATAGAGACTATAAGAGCAACGCTATACAAAGGAGAATATTATGGCAAACACAACTTTCAAAGGACCGGTAACATCATTAAATGGTTTTATTGGTGGAGCTAACGTAAACGCAGCTGATACACAACAAGGTGGAACTATTCCATGGACAGTATCAACTTCTGCTACAGTTACAATCGCATCAGGAACAAGATCAGGTGAAACTTTATCTGCTTCTTTAAATGAAGGTGCATTAATCTATGTACAAAATGGATTTTCAAATGCAGCTACATACGCTTTTTCTGATGGTACATCTTGGAAAAGAGTACAAGATGGTGCAGATATTAGTACATCTGCGTAATTAATTAATCGTGGCTCCTTCGGGAGCCACAACTAAAGGAGAATAAATATGGCAGCTAAAGGTGATATACAAGCAACAATAGTCACTGCTACTTCAACAAATGCAGTTATTCCTCAGCCTGTTAGATTGAAAGGAATTATTCTTGCGGGTTTAGCAACTTCAGGTGTAGTTCAATTAAAAACATCTAGTGCTACTGGAGATACATTATTTGAAGCTGATGTTCCTGCTGGAGATATAACTAGCTTAAATATTCCAGAAGATGGAATTTTATTTCCACAAGGCGTTTATGTTTCAACATTTACTGTAGCTAAAGTAACATTGTTAACTGATAAATATTCTGGACCAAATTTAATTGGACAGAATGGTTAATACTTATGTTAAATAAGTATTACAATGACATATTAGGTTTTAAGCGTGGGGGCGATGTGCAACCACCTAAAACCAAAAAGTATTTTAGAAAAACTAAATCTGGAGCCGGGATGACAAAAGCCGGTGTTGAAAGATACCGAAGAGATAATCCTGGATCAAAATTAAAAACAGCAGTAACGGGTACAGTTAAAAAAGGTTCAAAAGATGCAAAGAGACGTAAATCATTTTGTGCAAGAAGTGCTGGACAAATGAAGAAGTTTCCTAAAGCTGCTAAGGATCCAAATTCAAGATTAAGACAGGCTAGAAGAAGATGGAAATGCTAGATGTCTTATTTAAATGCTAATCTACCACCAATATACTGTAAAGTAAGAAAGGAGTATCTTTATGATCTTAAAGAACATCAAGGAGAAAGCGAAGATTGTGTTATCTTTGGTCTCACAAGTATATCAGGACGTGCGCTCTTATTTAATATCATGTTACCTAATGGTGCGTGCTTTTGGCGTTTGCCTATCTCAGCGTTTTTCCAAAAATCGTATGACCGAGCCGATGTGCCGAATATGCAGACGCACGAATTACAATTGTGGAACTGTTTTAGTTATTGGCCTAGCGTGCATTGCTTTGATTGGTTGGATGGTTTAAATGGTAAATTTTTAGGATTAGATAAAAAGTTTTACCATGGAAAATATTTATTCACAATTGATTGGGGTCATCCAGAAACTAACATATTGGATGTTGAGCATTCTGAAATTCCTCAAGAACACAAGTGTGCGCATATATTGGCTCTTGCTAACGGCAATTATGCAGCTCAGCCTAATAATCGTATTTTGTGGCATGTTAATAGCTACACTACTGATACATCTTGGCCTGACTATAAAGTCCAAAATACTTACTGGGATGCAGAAGATACTAGCATGGTTACAGAAGATAGTGATAAAATGTTCTACCAAATGGAAGAAAAAGTAGAGGAGTAATTATGAGAGATACAAAAACAATTGAATCTTTTTTAAAACAAAAAGATAAAACAGAAAAAGAAAAAGTATTATTTAAAAATTTAAAAAAAGAAGTTGAAACAGGTGCTAATGGAACACAAAAATACGTTATTAAAGAAGGTATTAATAAAGGAAAAATAGCGAGTAAATAATGTTTGATAGATTTATGTATAAATTTTTAGGTGCTATTGACGATGCATTCATATGGTTGGATAATATTATATCTAAAATAATAAACTTTAAATATAAAAAGTTTATTAAAACACTTTTAAAAAAATACATAAAATGGTTAACAAAGGGGTATAAATGAAAAAATGTAAGCAATGTGAAAAAGAGTTTCAACCAAAAGATGAATTAGATCAATTCTGCAGCCAGGATTGTAAAGAGGAGGCATTAGCTGAATTAGATTCTGGTTCTGATGAGTGTCTATCATGTCAGTAAAAATTTCAGACAATACAAATATTGGTCTTCCATTACGTAATTTAATTGGATTGATCGGAGCCATAATTGTAGGTGCGTGGTTTGCATTTGGTGTGATTGAAAGATTAAATCAATTAGAGACTAAGAATCAATTATTTGAAAAAGATTTACTAGAGGCGAGCGTCCAGAAGCCAATCGACCAGGAACAATTTATGATCCTGGAATGGCAGGCAACTCAGATTGAAAAGATGCAAAAACAATTAGAAGACAATGTTCATACAGGAGTGATGTTAAAAGCTCATGAAAAAGAAATAGAAAAATTAAAAAA